TTGACTGGGTCTTTGACGTCGGATCGTACATGAGAAACTTGGAAACAAGTATGCTCATGGCTACGTACTTCCTCGATGGTTACGAGTCTTTGCTCGTTAAGTATGAGGGAGTGGCATCGTGCAGCAGTCGTGTGTCTGGAGGGCTGAATTCGTACGCGGATTTGGTGGCCTCTGGCAGTTTTGGACAAACTGTCTTCAACCGGAGCATACTGTTGTCATACCCAGCACCGAGCCTTCCGTCCTTTAAGTTGGACCTTGGCTCTAATCGATTGCTTTCGGCGGCTGCGCTCTTGAGACAGCTGATTCGGTAGTAATTACCTTTCTTTCGATTTAAACGACCCGTAAGGGTCAAAGGAGTAGATGACTATGGCCTGGGCCAATATCGTCATTGCAGACGCGGCGGCAACGCCCGTGAACCATACCTTCATTCCCATGGGAATTGACGCAAACGGTGTCTTCTGGTTCGAGGACCAGAGTCAAGCGAACGTCATCGGGTATTGGCGCATCAGCGCCGAGATTCGACGGCCGACGCAGGCACAGCCGGGCGCAAGCTCGGATGGGCGCGTCTTTAGGGTGAAGATCGGGCTCCATGAGCCCGTGTTGGCCAACATCACCAACTCAACGGTGACCGGTGTGCTTCCTGCACCCCAATTGGCATATACACCCCGTGGTTTCCAGGAGTATGTCCTCCCGGAACGGTCTGCGCTACTTGACCGGCAGAACATCAGTAAAATGATGCCCCTGCTGCTTCAGAACGCGCAGATGAAGGCACTCGTCGAAACCTTCGTTTTCAACGCCTAACGGTCGCGAAAGGAAGAACGATGCCTTCTCTCACAAACCTCAGCGATGAGGCGGTTTTCAAGCGATTTGAGGACTTTTGTGATGGTGTAAACACCACATTCTCCCACCAGGCGCGTACTCTTCTGAGGACGAACCCGGCAGGTCTCAAAGACCACTTGCCGAACCCTGGTTTATACGACGATGCAGAGTCTTTCGCAAAAGACTGGCAGTGTTATAGTTTTTTGAAGAAATTCAAGGGACTCCCTGGCACCTCGCCGTCTGAGCGAAAGGCGACTGCAATCCGTGGCTGGTCGGCCGCGGAGAAAGTCTGCTTTCTTACAAACGATCGGATTACCCGGCTTCTACGCGGTGACACTTCCCTCTTGGATATCCCCCTCCGGGGACCCGAGAGCAGCGCCGTAACAATGGCAACCATCATTTCGATGGCCCAGCGTAAAATAGAGTCGGTTCTAGGTCCTTTCAACTTTAAGAAGGTGACACAGTTGTGTAAGTGGAGCAACGGGGCCACTGCGGATAAACCGCGTGGTACTCAGTTGTCTAAAAAGATGACCGAAGATATTACGGTCACTGCGCGCTGCCTTCCTCATCTGAGGAAGGTGATGACTCGGGATCCGGGTTGGGTCGGTGCTATACTAGGACGTGATGTCCACGGTTATTGCTCCCCCCTGCCCCTCATATACCGCATCGTGCGTTCGTCCCGGTTCCTCACGGTTCCAAAGACGGCGTTTACTGATCGGTGTATTGCTGCCGAGCCTACGGGTAACGCTTTCCTCCAGCAGGGTGCTGGCCGTTACCTGAGAAATCGCTTAAAGCGCGTAGGAGTCGACTTAGACGATCAGTCTTTTAACCAGTGGATGGCATCGATTGCCTGTTCACTTGGTTATAGTACTCTGGATCTCCAGAGTGCGAGCGACAGTATCGCAACAGCTCTTGTTAGACTGCTGCTCCCGGAGCGCTGGTTTTCCTACCTGTCCGACCTTCGTACATCGCACTCGCGTGTTGATGGGAAGGAGATCAGGTTGGAGAAGTTCTCCTCAATGGGGAACGCATTCACGTTCGAGCTGGAAAGCTTGATCTTCTGGGCCTTGGCTCAGTCGGTGAATGAGGCGCTTGGGGACCACGGTGGAATGGTCGCTGTCTATGGTGACGATATCGTTTGTAAAAGGGCGATATTTGATACTCTTGTGTCGGTGCTAAAGTTTGCGGGTTTCACGGTTAATTCCAAGAAATCTTATAAGGATGGCGCCTTCTTCGAGTCCTGTGGAGCTAACTACTTCCTAGGCCAAGACGTGACCGGGTTTCAACAGGAGGAGTCATTAACCTCCCTCGAAGAAATCATCGGTTTCCACAATAGATCGGTTCGCTGGTCTATGCGCATATTCGGCACACCTTTTAGTCCGGTGTGCAAACGCTTGGTCGCTGGCCTCTCGGATGGGATACACGTTGTCCCGTTTTCCGAGGAGTCAGACGCAGGATTCCTGTCACCCGTGAGGGATCTCGGTGAATTCTGCCCAAATCGCGGTTATAAATGCCGCGTCCGCCAATTTGTACCTCACCGCGAGGTGATGTACAAACAGCGGGCGTTTTATGCGTACAAGCTGCGCCGTCCTCATGAATCCAATGCTCATCCGAAAGGGTGGCCGGAGGTTTCCTCTGTCGATAGCGGTACATGGGTCTCAGCTTACCGCTGGATCCACCGTAAACAAGGTTAATTACCTTTCTTCTCCAGTTTAACCACTGGTTGGGGGCCCGAATTGGGCTATGAAGCGGG